CTAGTGAAAAACTTCCGATTCCTTCAACTGACATCCGGACCTTTGCCATAAAAGATACCACAGGTGATCGCTGCTGCTTGCTTGGCTTTTGTGATGGGGGATGGGTGGTTCTGTCGCTAGCGGTCGGACATCTTCATCATTAAGGGCCCGCAGAACCGTATCAAGAAGCGCCTGGTCGGCGGTACCCTCACCCGTTCTCGACAAAACATAAACATGCACTTCACCCAGTAAATTGTAGTGTTCCGGCCCATACGGTTTTGCATCGAGCACATCGGGTGAGGCTGATAACGCGAAATAAAGATATGCGCCATATGGCCCCGCGACACTCAGCGCCTGCATCGATAGCCATACGCGCTCACGGAATTCATCATCGCTTTCATAAACAGGGTCGCGTGGTGGTATCGCATCAGGATCGCCCGGGTCAATAAGTTGACGAATAACGCCGTAATCGGCAGCTTTTACGTCAAGCTCATGACCTTTCGCAGTAGCAAGAAATGTTGCCCCACCGCCTCGTTGACCCGCCCCCTGAGATGACTTTCACGTAAAGCAACGCCTTCCCCCTAGATGTATGCCGGATCAGATTCAACCAGACCGGTATAATTCGGGTCTTTGCTAATGAGTGACTGGGTCCACTCGACAATAATCACTTCCGGGTCAATGTTTTCAACAGCATCAGGCAAAGGAAGCTGTGATATATCGGTGGTATTTGTTGTCATCCTAACCTCACACGACCGCAGCGGAAAAATGTGCTGCTTTCAAGGTTCACACCCTCAATGCCCACTTCGATAAATCCATTACCCCCCTCAAGCACATACACACGCTCTATCTTCAGGCGGGGTTCCCATTTATTGATGGCGATAGCGGTTTCTTTTCTGATATTCGAAACAAGTATCCCATCCAGGGGGGAGTCGATCAGATTAAAAAGATGACTGCCGTAATCACGGCGCAGGACACGTGTTCCCACCGGGGTGGTTAGAATATTAATGATGGATTGATTTAAATGAGCATCACCGCTGAGCGGTCACCCGGTTTGTGCGTTCATGCCCTTCATATTTTCACCCATAAAAATCTATGGTCACCCCCGTTTTTGCAACACAGATTTTGATTTATGATAAGCTTGCGTAAATCTATTCGGCGTCTGGTGGACAGTTATGCCCGCGCCACGATGAGTTCCGCGCCTGCCGAACCTTAAAAATCCGTCGGCTTCCCGGAGCCATTTTTTATGTCAGATTCATCAGCAGGCCGATATGCCGTTCATGTCATCAATTATCTGTCGTCGCAAAACCAGAAAGTAACGTGTTAATTAACTGAGCTAACGAGGTTTCTCGTTGGCTCTTTTATTTACTGAACACCGCCTGATGGGCCGTAACTGCCCACACTATCCGGGCCAGCTTGTTCGCCAGCGCGCATGCCACAACGTTTGAATGATGGCTGGCAAGCTGCCTTTTAACCCACTCTGCCAGACGCCCTGGGTTGTGCTCCAGCCGCTGCATAAAAACCCTGGCACACTGCACCAGCAGCCGTCGCAGATTCTTGTCACCCCGCTTGCTGATGCCCATCAGTGTCGTTTTCCCACCCGTACTGTACTGCCGGGGAACCCGCACGGTTGATGCTGCAAAATCACGGCTGCTGGCATAGTTTTTACCGTCTCCCTGCCGTGTGGCTAACAGACTTGCCGTTACCGGCCCCACACCCGGGATAGTCAGCAGGCGCTGTGCGGTTTCATCCTCTGCCAGATGGTTTTTCAGCTCCTTATCGACTTCCCCTATTTCTCCGCTGAGATAAACATAATGGCTGTGCAACCTGTTCAACAGGCGTGCCAGGTATGCCGGAAAGTCGTTTTCTTCCAGCACGGCAGCCAGACGTCGTATCACGGTAATTCCGCGCGGCAGGCTGACGCCGAACTCCAGTAAAAAGGCATGTATCTGGTTGGTGGTTTTGACCCGTTCCCGTATTAGTGAGTCCCTGACCCGGTGCAGGGCAGCCATAGCCTGCTGGTCTTCTGTCCGGGGAGTCACGAAGCGCATGGAAGGACGTGACGCCGCCTCGCAGATGGCTTCAGCATCAATAAAATCGTTTTTATTGCTTTTAACAAAAGGACGAACAAACTGCGGTGAAATCAGCTTAACCTGATGCCCCAGCTTACCGATGGTCCGAGCCATGAAATGTGCACCCGCGCAGGATTCGAATGCCACGGTTGAAGGTGTGCATGTTGCGAGAAAATGGATAAGTTGAGTGCGGGAGAATTTCTTACGTAACAGAGGGTTGCCCTGTTTGTCCTGGCAGTGAATATGAAAAGAATGTTTACCGAGATCGATACCAATAAGTGCAACGTTTTGCATGATGGTTCCCTCTAAAATAAAACACCCTGTCAGCGTAACGCTCACAGGGTGGGGGTGACCATCTCATTAACCCGTACAAAGCGGGAAATATAAAGTAAATTAAGCATTAATATATTGCGTTTCCATCTATGACATGAATCACTTGCACACCATCACTTTGTTCTACCACAATGTCATACCCATTCAAGGATATCTCATAAAAACTGTTACGTTCAATCACTGTATTATTTTTTACTGATAACAATTTATCTGAATTGAAATCATCATCACCAACAATAGCTTTCAACATGGCATCTCTCGCAATTATTTTTTTTGAATCAATTGGGAACCTGTAGACAATATCCACATAACCCAGCTTGCCATCATTATTTTTATTTCCAACATATATCATTGACTCACCGACTTGTGCCTTCCTAAGCCCCCCATCAATTTCAAATTCATTTAATTTCAAAATAATCTTATCGTCATCTGATATTTCCGCACAATCTATATTATTGTTATATTTATATATAAACTCCTGCTCCCTTATGTTAACTCCAGAAGCATGTACATTTGATGCCATAAAATTATTTAATTTAAGCATTTTTTTCATAACATCTAAAAATGACAGCTTTTTCACAATTCAATCTCCACCCAAATAAAAATAACACTTAGTTTACCTACGTTATTAGTTCAAAAGCTTGCCAAAAAGTGTTAGCAGGATTATTGATATGCCACCGGAGGGGCATTACATCGGCTGATTCGGCGGCAAGGTTGTCGAATCTGTTTCATCATGATCATGATTATTGAAGATTTCCCTCACGCTGGCCATCGTTCCTTTGCTGTCTGATAACTCAGCCCTGGTGCCGCTATTGCCTTCCGCATCGATAGTCTGTTTTGCGAAAACAGCATCTTCAAATGTAACCTTCCCTTTAAAAACCCAGCCTTCTGGTGAGGCAGTCAGACTGATTTCACCACCAGACAGCTCGATGGCCAGCACGGTACCGTGACTGTCATAGGTGATAGCACTGCCATCGGTAAACTGTATTTTATAGACCCCGGGTTGTGGTGGATGCAGATACGCAACAGGTGCTGTGGGTTGGCGAAGGCCGTAGTCGTGTAGCCGTCCGCCCGTTCTTCACCTGGCTGGGGCAGGAAGGCTGTGCCGCTATCGAATCTGTCGCGATGGATATGAATACAGCCCTGGACCTGGAGGTGAGAGAGCAATGTCCGCAGGCGGAAGTCGTCTATGACCTGTTCCATGTGGTGGCGAAGTTCGGCCGGGAAGTCATCGACAGAGTGAGGGTCGACCAGGCAAATCAGCTGCGTGACGACAAAAAAGCACGGAAGGTCATTAAACGCAGCCTCTGGTTGCTGTTGCGTAATGCGGAGAATTTGCCGGACGGTCATGAGGTGAAACTGGCAGAGTTGCTGGCGGCGAACCAGCCGTTAAATACGGTGTACGTGATGAAAACGGCGCTGAAAGAGCTGTGGTATGCGCCGGATGAGGAGGTTGCGCAGCGTCGCTGGAATGAGTGGCACAGGCAGTCACAGGAAAGTGGCATTAAGGCGTTGCAGCAGTTCGCGGATAAGCTGAAGTGTTACGTGAGCGGCATAATCGCGAGTGCCACCCATCGTCTGAATACCAGCGTGCTGGAGAGAATGAACAACAGGATAAAAGTGATAAAACGTATGGCATATGGGTACCGGGATAACGACTACTTTTTTATGAAGATAAAAGCAGCGTTCCCCGGTAAGGCGCGATGAACCAAAAAAAAGCCCCGCATGGGGCTGAGTAAATCTGAAACTCAATAATCAACGGTCCGAACTTAGGATGCCGGGACGGCATCAGACTGAACACTGGATAGGAATCCCCACAAGGACGAATTGTGCAATTCGAATAACCCCTCCAGTGTTCAGACTAATACGCTCTCCAGCTAGCTGAAAAACATATGGTGCGGTCGGCGGGAATCAAACCCGCCCAAGTGCTAAAGAAGGTAGTACACCTAAATGCCAATTGACCGCATTGGTACCGGTTAGCGGAGTTGAACCGCTGTCATCCTGATTTCGCAATCAGGCATTCTGCCTGCTGAACTAAACCGGTAAAAAAGGCCCCGCAACGACGAGGCCTGAGCAAATCCGGGACTCAAATCAAACGGTTTCTCACCCTACATGTCACCTACAATGCGACAGAGCGAATCCTATATAGTTTATATGCGTTATTGTTAACATTTAATGCTGAATCGGTTCAGTTGAAACCTCTTTTCATAAAATTACAAATCATATTTCAGTGCGTTCCAAAAACGACAAAACCCGCCTTATGAGCGGGTCTTGCGTTATGTTTGTTCGCTTGTCGTCGCTGCCATCGTGGCGCAGCTTTGCTAAGCATGAGTGAATTATTGATTTTTATGACGAATTTTCAAGTTCTATGCACTTAATTAGCACAATTAAATAATTTAGGTCATTTTTCGAACCAGAAAAAAGACTTTCGCCTGGAATATATCAACGCACCAAAACACTCTCTCTCGCTTTTCGGGTGATGAGCCACGGCGCTACCTGTTGCAGTTCCCGTGCCAAATCAGAAATTTTCCTCCGCGTCGTGTAGTAGTTAAGCCCTATGCAGTACACCGGGTCATCTGGCTTAAAGGCATTCAATACAGCCTGCTCAATTAAATCTGCATCATCACGCCGACTGGCCTCATCAATCATCTCACTCAGCGTGACCGCCCATAAAACAGTATGCGCGCGCCGTACAACCTCGCGCCCCTTGTATCCTTCCAGCCGAGCCTGCTTTAGTGCTGCCGTGATGTGGGATAACTGACTATCAGACCACTCTTCTTCTTTTGCTTTTGATACGAAACGATTGCAGTTCTCAAGCCTGTATTGCGCATGGGTTTTACCTCCAACGCATTCACCCCAGACCGTCAGGAGGGATTGTATCCACGCCGACTGGATGCCAGTGAGTGGGGTAAATCGCCCTAACCAGCGTTTGTGTGGCGCAGCTGCTGCGCGCTCAATTGCTGCGTTATGTGCTCGGCGTTCCTTCGGTGTCATTTTGCAGCTCCTGCTTTTAATCGTTTGGCGTGGTTCTGGATTATTCGATAGTCCACCAGCAGTGTGCGGGCGGGTTGATACATTCGCAGGTATGACCATCTGCGCCTCAGCTCAAAGATGATGATTGGGTGTGTCATGAAATTGCCCTCGCGATGCGTTCACCTCCAGCGCATGACAGGTACTGCCATGCTGTTTCCAATGGCTCGATAACGTGGACCATCAGGACAATCGAAATCCTCTTTGTTACGCCACGGAATGAGAGTGTGATTATCTGGAAAGCCTTGCAGGCGTTCGCATTCTACTGGGGTGAGGTGACGAACCTGCATGCCCCAACCTATGGCACCCACACCAATTCCAGCGCGGCCGCCATTTGGGGCTAGCTGTGCCATCGCTGCGCACTTCGACTGTTGAACCATCAGCGCGCCCACGAATAGCCATTGTGTAAGGTTCGGTTGAGGTGGCCACAGCATGGCGACCGGCTTTTGTCAGTGTGTAGCCAACCTCGATAGAAAATCCCGTCTGGTTACCGCCATTTTCTGGCGCTCTCCCAATGATATTCCCAGCAATGGCAATGGCTGGAGGTTGCCCGCCGTTAGGATTGCTGTTATTTGAATTATCGGCACGTAATGTTGGTGAGAGATTTTCTGTAACATCGCCGCCGTAATCTTTACTGCTAAAGGCGATCGCTGTCGGATTGCGCAATATTAAAGCGGGAGCTAAATTTTCAGTGGATGCGGCCTGCGTACCGCTCATGCGCTCAGGAAATGCCAGGGTGACCGCTAAATCAGTGGCATCTTTATAATCACGAGCCTTACAGGTAGAAGCGGTTTCATCATCGGCATATTCGCCAAATGCCGCCATACGATAAGCACCAGCTATCAGATGGCCGGCTTGTGCTTGGTTATCGTCTGCGCCACACGTTCCAATGCCGTTTGCAGTAAGTGCGGCAACGTTCGCCCCCTCACCTCAGCGCGGCGGAGTATCCCGGCGCATGCTGTCGCACTCAAAAAGTATTTCTGCGGGGTCAAAGTCGTCTCGAGCACTTGCGATAACGAACACACGGCGGCGGCGTTGGGCCACTCTGCGCCGTCGTCCAATAACACAACCCGACTTTGATCACTTTGGAAAGTGCTTGCGGGTCTTTTCGCACCAGTTCCAGAATTTACTTCTTTTACCTGTTGCAGGTCGCTCACCTGGTTCGAAAGGCTCATATTCACCAGCCAATCCGGCAGGGAAGCATCCAAAGGCATTATCTTTGGTGCTGAGCACTCCTGGAACGTTTTCCCAGTCAAAAATTGCTGGCTTTTCTCCGCGTTGTTTTCGTTCGTCGTCGATTGCATTTGCCAATTCCACATAAGAGAGAGTTAATTGCCCACGAGCATCAGACAGGCCTGCACGCAAACCAGCCACGCTGAATGCCTGACATGGTGTGCCGCCCACTAAAATATCTGGGGGAATAATGCCGCGGCGAATACCAGCGGCGATTTTGGTCATGTCGCCAATGTTTGGCACCCATGGCCAGTGCTGTTCTAAAACAGCGCACGGAAATGGTCCTATTTCTGAAAACCATGCTGGCTGCCAGCTCAGAGAATCCCAGGCTATGCTCGCGGCCTCAATACCACTGCAAACGGATCCGTATGTAATTGTCATGCGTCCACCAGCTGCTTCAGTGCGCGCAGTTCAGCACGGGCCGTGGCGCGGATGGTTGATAGCTCTTCGCGGGAATAACGATGGGTGTCGTTGTTATTTTTCAGGCTTAATACGCGAGTCTCGCCAATTTTTTTGACGAGGTTAATGCGATAAAGCTCGATGTTTCCGGATTTGTGGACGTTGCAGGAATGGCATTGGAGATGAATATTGTCGTGATGGGAACGCAACTGGCTGGCGGCTGCCGTTGTGCGGTAATGGCCAGCGTGCCATGAGTCAGCATTATAGGTGCCGCAGGATAGCTGTTCTGGCCATCAGGTGTTCAGGCTGACTTGATGATTATATGTCAATTCTTCGTCACCGTGCAGCCCGCAGCTATCAACAATTCAATCATTGTTGGAAAATTCGCGACACGCTGCCCTGCCCTTCCCTAATTTTAATTGGAATGAGGGATTTACCATCCAGGAAATGAACTTCGTAACGACCCAAGCCATGCAACTCCATAAATCCTTTAAGCTCTTCAAATGTCATTAGTTTTAATCCAAAGGTCACATCCTCCCCTTTCGAGGTCCGCCATTTTTACTTCCATGCGCGCAGACAAACCCTAGTAGCACTTTATACTTAGCTCTAATAGGCAACACAGATCGAATGGTCATTATCGATCGGTTCTATCGATTAATTTATCTAATGGCGTGATTAGCCCTCACTGGTTGATGTGTTGATGCGATTCATGTCTGAATATTCTTAATGTCTGTGTGGGATATATTTCAAATCCGGAGTTGGGATTACAGATGTGGGAATTAAGCTATTAGTGCTACGTAAACAGATGGGGTTTTAAAGAATGGGGTGTCCCGCAGATTATAAAAAACCCGTCTGAGCGCTGAGGAATCCCCAGTAATGGGTGGGTAAAAAAGACAGGCATAGAGATTTATGATCTCCTAATTGTGCGACCGATCCAGCGAGACCAACTCTATGCCTGCCCGACAAGTATGCCAGAAATTTTTTCGTGACGCTTTAGCCCCGTTTCATCAGTACCGCCAAAATGCCCTTCTTGATGCCACCGTTGCCTTAGTCCGTGGCGCTTCTCTCACACTGACCAGCATCGGACGCCATCTCCCTGGCCACGCGCAGGTTAAACACAAAACCAAACGCGTTGACCGGTTACTCGGCAATACCGCACTGCACAATGACATCCCACTGATATTCAAGAATATTATTTTTCTTCTGACTCAGCGATTGTCATGGTGTGTGATTGCCGTTGACTGGAGTGGCTATCCGTCGCAGGAATATCATGTTCTGAGGGCCAGTCTGATTTGTGACGAGCGTGCCATTCCTCTCCTCAGTCAGGTCATCCCTTCTGCAAAACAACAAAATGCACAGGTACAAAAGGCGTTTCTCAACGCGCTCCGTCAGGCCATTTCACCCGATAAAAAAGTGATTATCGTCACCGATGCCGGCTTTCAGACTGCCTGGTTTCGGCACATCAGAAGCCTGAGCTGGGATTTTATGGGGCGGGTCCGAGGAAATATCCAGTTCAGACTAAATGAAAAAGGTGAGCAATGGTTGAGAAGACAGTCTCTTACGGCAAAGAGTAAACCTGAATATCTGGGGCCGGGTACGCAGGCACGCGCTCAATACGCTCAGTGTGACGGTCACTTTTATCTTCATAAAAAAGAGGCTAAAGAGCGAAAAAACAAGCGGGGCCGTTGCCGTATCTCCCGCTATTCACAGGAGCGTGACGGACGGTCAGCAGCAAAAGAGCCCTGGCTGATTTTTAGTAGCACAGATGAATTTAGTCCTGCAAAAGTCATGAAGCTGTACAGCCGGAGAATGCAGATTGAACAGAATTTCCGCGATGAGAAAAGTGAGAGGTTTGGTTTTGGTCTTCGGGCCAGTCACAGCGGTACTGAAGGGCAGATACAGGTGCTGAGTCTGCTTGCCACACTGGCGACAGTTGCGCTGTGGTTAATTGGCTATCATGCTGAAAACAAAGGATTACATCTGAGGTATCAGGCCAAAAGTATCAAATCAAAAAGGGTACTTTCATTTCTGACATTAGCGGAGAACATCTTGCGACATTCTCCGCTAATTTTAACAAGAACGGTACTGGGCTCCGTCCTTAACCACCTCGCCAGAGCCTACCGAAGTATGGTGCTGGTGTATTAGCGTTGAGTTTTGTGGGGATCTCTCAGCGCCGAAGCGAGGTTTCATGTGTGCATGGCGGTATTAACAACTTCCCACGCACTACACGACAACTTCGGATAAAATCAACTTTTTTAAGGTGAAAATGCAAAATATTGTGCACATCTCTCAATTTTTAATTATTGCCTCAAAGGCTTTTTCGGCCTGCCCTTCCGCAAGGTAGCACTCCTTCACCAGCAAATTATAAAAAGGCTTCCCACCTCCGAACGGCACTGACAGCGAATTTATGCCGAGCTGGGTATAAGCCATGTAATCGATCTCACCTTCACAAATCACAACGAACGGACTTTAGCGTCAAGTGCCTGCCAGCCGAAAAGGCATGGCTCGCAGTCAGCTTCTGCCATAATCAATTTTTTTCCGTTTGGCCGTGCAATGCCAATGCGCTTTACCTGGAGCAACTCACCGTTACGGATGTACGGCGGGTAACGTCTGCAATCAGCATGGCAAAAGAGCTACCGCTTAATTCAGGAATGAGCCGCCTCTAATCCACCAGCCTGCGGGCAATAAATACACCAGGGATGGATTTAATAGCCGGTGGCGGAAAGCGAAAGAAGATATTTCGGATCTGAAAGAGAATCTTTACGAGAAACAGGCAATCTCTGGTCATAAAAATGTGGAGCAGACAGCTCGCTATGACAAAAAATTGCGATCGTTCCGGTGGTGAGAGGACAATAGAATATTATGAAGTGATATTATGAAAAGTCGATTTTAGACAGTAAAAAACCACCCGAAGGTGGTTTCCACGACACTGCTTTATCATTGATTTTATAGCTTTTATTCCCATGGTGCCCGGGGCGGGACTTGAACCCGCACAGCGCGAACGCCGAGGGATTTTAAAAACTACCAATGAGTCTTATAAATCATAACGTTATGAATTATAAGGCTTTACCAGTTGCGTAATGCTGCGTATTTGAGCCTATGGCTTGATTTCATCGCCACCATTTAAAGGGTTAGTTGTAGCCGATCCTCTCCATAGTGGCTTCGGGGGAAATATCTTGCGGTACCAACATTGTGGGGGCGGACTAAGTCGGGGTAAGTAAGCCGCCTAATTCCATCATGCTGGCAATGCAATGGCAGATTCATCCGAACCTTCAGGCAAAAAAACCGACTGTTAAGGCGAGGAAGACGGCGATGTAGAGGAAATCCAGAAAATAACTAAATGGAATAAAACGACTTATTCTAATCTTCGTCTACATTTTGACTGCGCTTCAATAAAAAACCCCGAATATCTCGGGGCGACTACGTTAGTTAAATTTTCTGTTGAAATCATCATCCGACATACAAAGAAGCATAATGAATTCGATAAACGCAACTAATGATGGAATTAGTGTCCAGCAAAAAATAAGGTACAAAATCCCCATACCTACCTTGCCTAAGTAGAATTTATGGGCACCAAAAGCCCCTAAGAAAAATGCAAATAATGCGGCACTAATGCGGCTCCGACTTCCCTGGGAGGCTTGCTGCGCCCCACAATTGGGGCAAGCTTTTGCTGACTCATGCAATTCCTTGCCACAACCACTACAAAACATGGTGTTCCCCATACTTCCTTCACTCCCTTTTATAAAATCTTGCCGAAAAAGCAAACTACTTTAATCCGCAATGTCTGCAATTACCACTACTAACGCTATGGTTACATACACAATTAACCCGCCACATGGGCTAACACCGATCGGTTAAGCAAAATGATCGGTTGAACGATCCGGCAGGTATCGGGCTGTTCTCCGCACACAATGCAGGTATTAGAGACTTACCACCTAAAGAGTTTTTTTAGCCATGATTTTGCCGGTACTGAGACCTTCGATTTGGCATGATCGACATACTCCTGAATTTCATCAACCTGTAGGTCCTGGAAACGTGCGATCAAACTGCGATATTGCACCATCTCCAGTTCAGTTTGCCCCCGAGCGTCATAGGTGCATGCCAGACTGTACATGGCCTTTGCAACCCGAACCTGAACACCTTCAAACTCTGAATCCTGAAAACGAACTATCAGCGAGCGCAGTTGTTCTGTTTCCTGCTCCGTTAATCCCTGAGCGTCATAGGTGCATGCTAGGTTGTACATAGCAGCTACAACCTGAACCTGAACACCTTCGAACTCTGAATCCTGGAAGCGCTCAATCAGGGTGCGCAGTTGTTCCGTTTTCTGCTCCGGTAACTCCTGAGCGTCATAGTTGCATGCCAGGCTGTACATGGCCTTTGCAACTCTAATCTGAATGTCTCCGCTCTCTGAATCCTGAAAACGAACTATCAGCGAGCACAGTTGTTCTGTTTCCTGCTCCGTTAACCCCTGAGCGTCATAGGTGCATGCCAGACTGTACATGGCCTTTGCAACTCTAATCTGAATGTCTTCGCTCTCTGAATCCTGAAAACGAACTATCAGCGAGCGCAGTTGTTCTGTTTCCTGCTCCGTTAACCCCTGAGCGTCATAGGTGCATGCCAGACTGTACATGGCCTTTGCAACTCTAATCTGAATGTCTTCGCTCTCTGAATCCTGAAAACGAACTATCAGCGAGCGCAGTTGTTCTATTTCCTGCTCTGGCAGCTCCTGGGCATCATAGGTACATGCCAGGTTGTACATGGCCTTTGCAACTCTAATCTGAATGTCTTCACTCTCTGAATCCTGAAAACGAACTATCAGTGAGCGCAGTTGTTCTATTTCCTGCTCTGGCAGCTCCTGGGCATCATAGGTACATGCCAGGTTGTACATGGCCTTTGTAACTATAATCTGAATATCTTCGTTCGCTGAATCCTGAAAACGTTCAATCAATGTACGGAGTTGTTCTATTTTCTGCTCAGGTAACCCCTGAGCGTCATAGATGCCTGTCAGGTGGAGCATGGCCTGTGCAACATACACCTGAACGCCTCTGACCGCTGAATCCTGAAAATGCGCGATCAGTGTACGCAGTTGTTCTGTTTCCTGCTCAGTAAGCCCCAGAGAGCCATAGGCGAGTGCCCGCTGGTACATAGCTTGCGCTACATCATTCTGGACGTCCGCATCTGCTGAACCACTGAAACATTGAATCAATGTCTGGTACTGAGCTATTGCTGACTCATGCAACTTCTGAAAACGGTACCAAAAAGCTAAACCAAGCAGGGCAGAGGTCACACAACCCTGAATGATTGGGTCTGATGAATCCTGAAAGCGCTTGACAACAACCTGGTACTGAGCCATTTTTTTATCGGGGAATTGTTGAAATTCAATCCTCACGGCTGAATTGAATAGGGTCTTTGCAACCAGCCGCTGAAGGGTAACATCCGCCGAATCCAGGTGGTATTTGAGCAAAGACTGGTAATAAGCCATTTCCTGCTCTTCCTGACCCTGTATGTAGCTGCAAAAAGCCATGGTAAACATGGCGTGTGCAACCAGCGTCTGCTCCGCTTTATCTGTTGAGTGTTCGAAACGCCCAATAAAATCCCGAAGCTCGTTCAATTTTTGTTGGCCGTAACCACTTCCGACCATATTGCACAGGGCTTTAGTGACCATTGCCTGTGCATCAGGATCTGGTGACTTCTCAAAACGTTCAATCAATGTTTGATATTGAGCATACTCTTCCTTTCCTCGTCCCCGCTCAGAATATGCAATAGCCAGACGGAACATGGCCTGGGCAACAAAACCCTGCATAACATCATCCGGCGAGTGCTCAAAGCGCGCTATCAGTGCCAGATACTGAGCTATTTCCTGCTCAGGCTCACCTTTGCCATCGAACCATCTGGCAAGCTTGAGCAAGGCCTTCGCGACCAGTATCTGAACATCGGACTCTTCTTGCTGATCCAGGTCCGTAACCAGCTGGATATGTTGTGAGAGGGCTTCGTCATCCCGGATATTGATTTCAGACTCAATCAGTTCATGGGCTTGCTGTAATTCATTCGGGGTCATCTGGGGCGCCTGATAGTTAATTAAACGAAAAAGAAAAAACCATATCGACTGATCCTACAAAAGACATATAAAGAGCATGGTTTTATTTTGTCTTAAATTAAATATCACCTCCGGATGATGTAGATTTTTTGACCCGTTGTGATGGATAAAAAAATAAACCTTATCGGGTACCGCATCATAAATTTTCGCAACACATTGCAGTTCCATCCGGACCACACAACACCCCGCAAACCCGCGCCCGCCGTGGGTTTTCTCATTTTTGAGGCTGACATGCAATTTCGCCCTGCAACTCAAAAAATTCCACGGAAAGCAAACGATCCTTTTGTCAATCAATTGGTTAGCAAAACAGCGGAATCACCGCGTCGCCCCGCTTACTGTAATTCACTGAAATTCATTTCATTCTTTTCAGTGGGTGCCTGTCTCCCTATGGCCCAGTGGCGGCGCGGGCTGGCGTGATCCTTTGCGGGATCTTTTTACTGAAAAACTTTTTATACGCGAACCGGGCAGGCGGGTGCGGTGTAGCGCCGTTTCCGTGGCGTGGGTATTCCGTACCGTGGGGCGTGTGCAGCCTGTGCGGGTCGTGGTGAGGCGAGTGGGTTTTGCTGAGTGCGTGGCGGTGGCGGCGTGTCTTGCTGGCGCTATGGCGCGCCTGTGAGGTTAAACGAAAAGACTAGCAGCAGGCTGTATTGTGCCTGCTGTTTGATGGGTGACGTTTGGATTGTCAGCCGATGAGGTCGTCGTATTTGTCTTTGAGCGCCTGGGTCTGCTCACCCAGTGAGGTGAACGCGCCAGGGTCGGATGGCGCGCCGGTGTCGGGGTGTGTATGCGTGGCAGTGGCCTGCGTTAATGCGTTCATGACATCGAGCGTTTCAAGTAACAGGGTGAGAATGTTCAGCTCACCATTCCCAATTTTAAGTTTGGGCGCCTGTAAGTCGAGTTCTGCACAAATGCTTTTGCGGATGCCTGCAATCCGTTCTGTCAGCCCGGCACCGACCTCGACCGTCTTGTCTGCGGTAATCTTCTCGACTACTGTCTTTGCCGATATGTTGAGCTGCTTACCCGTGCCAATGGTGTAGTCACCCTGGGAGATGTGCTGCACTGCCCCCGCAGTTGTCTTTGTGGTACCGAGCACTGTCTTAGAATCGTCAGCACGTACCGTGATTTGTCTGTCAACGAGATCGCGGGTTTCCATGTCCGCTTGTACGTGTCGGGTCGCGGATACCTCAGCGATCGCCTGATCAGTTTCCCGCTGCCAGCTGCCATCCTGCCCCACGCGCTGGAATACCTCCGCACGTTGCTGCTGTAGCTGCTCGCCGGGTTTAATGGCGGGCAGGCTGTTGTGAGTGGGCAACACCTGGCGGATGAACGGGCGATCCTGCCTGCCGTCCTGGAACGCTATCTCAACCAGCGAGCCCGGTGGCGGATACTGCATAAAACCGGATTCGTCCCCGCCCATACCCACCGGCAATGGCACGGCGCAGTAAGCAGGCGTGCCGGGGCTGTCGGTAAGCTGAACGTCAACCGCATACTTTGGCCGGAAGGGATCGGCAATATCCCCCAGTGCCGTTGCCTCGGTGTAGTTTTCCACGCGGGCGAGCCTGGGCAGGTGCAGACCGGCGGCGATTTCCGGATTGAGCTGTTCGATTTGCCGCTGTAGCGGTGACTTTGGCGTCCGTCCGCCTGGCTCCCATGTGACCGTCATGTCGCCGTCTTTGACAGCAACACGGGTCAGGCGATGACCATTCATCACCACACCGGGCCGCACCGTAGGCACGAGCGGCACGGTCATGGAGTTGCCGCCACCGATTGAGCTGGCGTGTTCTGTCGGGAGGTCAACGGGAAGCCCCGCAAAGCGGGAGGCATCCCAGCTCCCCAGCCAGACAGAACCGTCGGGTAATTGCTGCCAGATATAATCCGGGATGGAGAACAGCGAGCCCAGCGAGCCGAGAAGTTGCCAGCCGGTACCACTGTGAGCGAGGTGCGGGACAGGTTTATCTGTATAAGGTGCGTTGTCGGGAATGACGATAGTTAAACCACTGTTGGCCGCAAGTTTTTCCGCAACCTGCCGCAATGTGGGGTGCTGCATCGACATCGGCCAGCGTGACTCAAAGACACCGGACATTTCCCTGATCATCATCCGACGGAATCCGTTAGCCGCAGGCTGGTCGCTCACCACAAAACCGGTAAACCAGCGCCATAGCGCGTCATTGTAGCCAACATCAATGCGAACAATGGCACCTTGCCGGGTGGCGCTGGCTTTTGCGGTAATGAATCCACGGCCCGTGGCGCACAAATCCAGGACTAACTCATAGCCACCGGTTTGCACCACCTCAGCACCCACGGTCACGGTTAACAGAGGCTTCATGGCTTAGGCTCCTCGCTACCACTGATGCCCGCCGCACCCAGTTTGTCGTCAATTCCTTTGAGGATTTTTTCAAAACTGGTGAGCTCTTGTGTCTCGTCTTCTTTCGGTTTGGTACCGTCTGGTGTTTGTGTATTGGTTGTGGTGGGTGGCTTCCCGGCTGGCGCGCGTCCCTGCGCTTTTTCTGCGGTGCTCACTTGCTCGGTCAGCGTGAACGAAACCGCCCAGGCGAGCTGCTGGTCTTGTTCTGCGGCGGTAATGCTGTCAGTGAAAACCCCTTCACGCATGTTGATGGCCTGCGCGACAGGGCTGGCAATGCGGTAACGTTTTGCCGCACCGTTACTCCCTTTTGCCTCAGCGAGCGCAAAAAGCCGGGAAAGGTCTTTCTTGTCACGAAAGCGGATTAAGCCTGTGACCTGCAACTTTTTGGCTTTCGTCCCCTCTTCCGACTGCGTGGTACTGGATGCCTGCCCCGATTTGTCAGCAGTTTTGATTTCCATGCTCGGGGACACCTTGATCCCGCTCAGGTTGATGGCTTCCCCATCCAGTGCCAGCATAATAATCATCGCTTTATCATCCTGAGAAGGTGCTCCAGATCGCCCATAAACACCAGGCCAAACGTCAACACGGCGGCGGGATCGGGCGGTTGCTTACTCATGTTCCCGGCGATGGTTGCCGGGTCGCCGGTTTCGTCGTAAATCCACGCGACGGCGCTCTGGCTTGCCAGATCATCGAGAGCGGCACTGGCCTGATTTTTTGCACTTTCCGACAACGCGGCAAACTCTGCCAGCTGCGCGTCGATATCATCAAGTGACGTATCACCGGCGGCGGATTCTCCGGCACTGATCACGCGCTGAGCGGCAGTGGACGTGCGCGTCGTTGCCGATGAAAGCACCGCTACCGGCGGCAGGTTCATTGCAGCACCGGGGATCTGCATGCGTGATAATGCCAGTGTTTGCGCGCTATCCGACCGGCGAATAGTTTTGTTAACGTCTGGTAGCGGCAAAACACCCGCCAGCGCCTTAAGTGATGCGCTAAATTGTTCGATATCACTGGCCGTGACAAGTATCGAAAAAACCTGTGACGGGCCAGGATATTTGTCCATTTGACCGGCCAGCCAGTTAAGGGCGTTCTCAGGGCTCAGGTAGTTACCAGACTCTTGTACTTGTGCGGCGCCATACGTCCAAGGCGACACGGCCAGCATCACGCAATTAACAGCGGGTAGATCTGGCGGAATGGTCAGTGTTTCGCGGCGCCACATGTCGGCACCTCCATCCATGACGTATCACTGGATGTCAGATCGACTTTACGGAGCTGTATGATGTCATCACGGATTGCTGCACAGGCTTCTTTATCGTCTTTACTGGCTTTGCCGGTGTCAATCACGAGTTGCAAAGACTGAAACTCCGCCACGGCATCGCGCAGCCTGGATTTATACGCCGCGGTGTTCGCCTCCAGCATTCTTGCCTGAATAATCTCAGCCGATTGCGTAATGGTGGCTCCGTCAAAAATCCATGAACCATCAAGGGTGAAATTTTCTGGATAATCAGCCACCGAAATTTCGGCAACGCTCCTGTTGGCAGGGTTAAACATCGATACCGCAAGGGTGTTACCGCGCGACGGTACGGGCTTATCGACTACGGAGACAATCACGCCGTTCTGGTCATACATAATCTTGACGGTATCGTCCGCAAAAAGTGCCTGGCATTCATGCCAGTCAAGACCGTCCTCAGACAGAAAAAACTGAATTGAATTAACACGCTCACCGAATTTTTTTGCATCGGCCACAGAGGGCAGTACTGCCTTGAAATTTTTAATATTTTGCATCATTCACCCAATCACATTGACCCAAATACCATTAATAAATTTTTGCTGCGGCTTGAACCAGTAACCATGTATTTCGTTATCGTCCTGCTGCTCTTGCAAACCACATAACACTTCACCACTACCCGCGATAACCTGACCGCCGCCCGCATAATCCTGCCAGCGCATGGCGCCGTATTGCACATCATTAACAAGGCTGTCCAGGTGAATAACTAAATTACTCCCCCTGAATACCGCGCCAAGTATGTTGCCGTTGGATGTGAATCTGGTTGAGTTGCTTCCTGCTGCAAGGTTGGGGTCAAATATCCATTGATGGACTTCACCCCTGTCATTAACTGAAGTGATGCATGGCGAAGGCCATGCCGGACCACCATGAACCAATACACCGAAATCACTGGATGACTGATAACCCTCTCCGGCTGTCTGCACTACCGCTTTTGTTAGCGGTAAATACATATTTCCAGCTGCTACATAGGTATGACTGGCGAGCGGTGCCACTCCATTAGCTAGCTGGTCTGACGTCATTCCACCACCAGGCCAGCCCGTGGTGTTAAATTCCATCCTCAGCGCACCTGTCATGGTGTCGCCAGTTTTGGCTACTGCGTTTACATCACCCGCCGTTGGCTTGTTTAACGGGCCGTACAGGTTTTGTGCATTTCGCAATACTATTGCACCCGTCGCCTTGTCGATTACCAGCCATTCAGCTGTTAAATGACCTGCACTAGAAACAAACATGTTCGCCGTATGCACAACGGTAGCGTCACTACCGTATAAAATGTGAGTTCCCGCACCAAACGCGCCAAAATGAGAATCGGAAGCGCCACCACCCTGTTTAAATAGCGCGGTTTGCATTCCGAATGGACTAAGAATTTCACCATCAGTCATATCAATAGCAACACTACCCAACCCCCAGCCGCCATTTATCAGCAATCTGCCAGGCGTGGCGTCAGTGGGTGTTTCTTGAGCATCCTTCGTTGCAGATGTTCCCAACTCAAGGTTGCTGCGTGACTCGGCTTTATCAGGGAGGTCACTCAAATTTTCGCTTTTGAGCACGTACTTGTTAGCCTGCTGACCGCCGTCGAGAGTCCCTTTCGGTCGCAAGTCGGTGACTTCTCCGGTTTCGCTGATTTCCGCAATGGCAAAGACATAATGCGGGTAGCCGTTGAGGGTGTGATCCTGTAAATCGGGTGAGGCGATTAGCTCAAACTGTGTATTCCAGATGCTGGCGACTGTTCCTGTCCAGTGAGCATCCACCCAGATTTTCACCGGTGTTGCCGCGACTGCGACCGGTGTTTCACTGGATAGCTCAACACGCAACCCGCCAACATAACCTGCACCAGGAGCAACGGTGTAAACACCGTCAGCACCCGAAGTCACCAGAAAACCCGTATCAAAAAATGCGCCCACGCCATACAGATCAATGTTTTCCATTCGCTGGCGCTCATCCATCCCGCTCAGTCGCGCAGAGAAATCAATCTGCCATGTTTCAGCGGGTGTTGAGATTTGCGTTGCCAGTTTCGCGCCCGCATACCCCATCAAAAAACTGCGCGTTAATATGTTGCCCTGGGTGCTCTCTGTTGTGGCGTACTTATCCTGCGTCGGGATGTGGGTCACGGCACCCAACATCCCCGAATCATGGTTAATCAACCCCACCCAGTTAAAGGCAAAATCGCCGACATTCGTCCCCAGCGTCACGGAATAAACAACGGCATCCTCATTCACCACCCCTGTTTTATCGACAGCCTGGCGCCAGACGATATCCTCTTCTGCGGGGACCACTTCATCCGGACTAATGGGGGGCGCAGGATCTAAACCGTCAATCCAGGCAAAGATAAATTCATCAAGCGTGACAACTTCTCCCGCGGCGATCTGCCCGGCAAGATAGGACTCGAAAGCTGCGGTGATAATGGTGTGTGACATTACTGGTTTACTCCGTTCATGGTTGCCACGTGAGTGACGTAGTCGCCCCCATAAGCGCCTGTGGACACCGACACCCTGATGGGGGACACGACTTCAAACTGGTACCGGCGGCATGTGCGCCCGTATTTGCTGATAATTTCGTTGAGCAAGTCGCGTCTGCCCGAAATCTGCCCATCCTGTAACCGGATAATGATGATGTCCCAGTCAAGCCCTTGTACGCGCTCATGTTGCTCGATATGCCCTACGCCCAGGCGCCTGAATATGCGTTCGAATCCAGCGATTGAGGCGGCATCCTTCGCGTTCTGAAAGGCGTATTTAACGCGCAGCCGGAAGAGATCGAGGGGTTCACCCGGAAAGCGGGTGATATCTCGCTGGTAACCCAGCAGAGTGAGCAGGCTTTCGTCACACGTGTCAGCGTTGATTTGTGCGAGCGGGAACCGCAGCCACTTCCAGACCTGATCCCACCAGATTTGTGAGGCATGGGCGAGCGTGAGCGGTTCGCCTTTGTTCATCCATACCGGGAGCTTGATGTCAGGGACGTTATCCACCGGTCACCACCTGCAATGTGCCAAGGCGGGCGATCTCAAGCTCGCTTAAAATATCCCCGCGAGAAAACTCGACAGATTCAATCTCGGGGAAGGTGTCGTGCAGCTCCTCGCCGAGCCGCGACAGAGAAAAGCGACTCCACGGCCATGTCTGTGCAACGTCATACAGGCTGTTCTCCCGAAACGCACAACGCACAAGATGGGTTGCGCCCTGCAATAAGGTATTGAGCTGTTCTTCGGTCAGGTTGCCTGCATCCCAGGGGTAAATTGTGACGGTCAGATCAACCGGGGTTTCGGGTAGCGCTAAGCACAACACATCATCACCGTGACCGTGGTTGCCCTGATCCATAACGTAATCATTGACGGCGTCGATATAGGGCTGGCTGGCGACACCCGCATCCAGCAATAAATACACATTAGCGGTACCCGGCCCGCGCGGGGCGCCGTGCTCGAAATAAATGCGATCGGTTGTCATGCCTGCCAGTGAGGCGATCATGCCGCGGTAAACGGCATCAATGTGATAATTCCCCACCAGATTAAACTGGTTTTTGGTGCGATCGCGCAGCTCGTCGTCGGTTTCCTGCTCAGTGCCTGGCGTGGTGAGCCAGTCCTCTGCGTTTTCAGCGCTGGCAATACCTGCAATGGCGACAGGCAGTATTTTGTAATAACCGGGGGCAAGGTTGTAAGCACTGCCCGCCGCCTCGGCCACAACGGGCACCTGAGCATTCAGAACGCCAGCGGCAATCACAAAATTCTCTGCTGTGATAAGGCTGTACACCACGTCGTTAATGCGTTCTGTCTGGACGACCGTTCCCACCGGTACGGTGACCGTGGTGCCGATGTCGCTTTTAGCGAACAGAAGGGTACCGGCGGCAGTGCCTGCGGGTTTACGCGCAAGATTGACCGCCCAGGCGAACATGTCCACAAAAACGCCGCTCGCGGTCGCCAGAAACAGGTTGGGCATCACGATGTAAGACAGTGCGTCAATCAGCCACATGACCGGCGCGGATACGATGGACGTGACCAGGCGCCAGAACGGTGACATTTTAGAGGTGTTGGTAATCAACCCCTCTTCTTTGGCAATCCCGGTAAACTGCGCGGCAACCTCTTCCTCAGTTGTCGGCATCCCCTGATCTGCCAGGATCTGCTTATAGTCCGGATCAGGCTTGTTCAAGGGTGACTCCTGTTTGAATAACGCCAAAATCGTAGGTTTCAGCGGTCAGCACGTAATGCCCGGAGCGTTCTTCGTTGATAAATACCGTACCGGGAATGAGTCGCACGTCACTTTCCGCAAGCGTAACCATTTGCATGGTGATGTCGGCGCGCAATGTTGGGCTGCGTTCGCCGATTAACTCGCTTGCCAGCCCGGACTCAATAATCGAGTGAGTCACGTCCTGGCTGATGCTCGCGCGGTTGTCACACAACAGCGGTTCGTTGCCCGAGTTGAGTGTGAAGCTTTTGCCCGTGATCAGCAGGTCGATATACAGCGATTTATCTGAGTTAACCCCCATAGCCGTATAGCTCCATATTTTCCGCAAGACTCTGCGGGCTCATTGGGTTGGCAACGTTGTACTGCACCGTGCCGATGGTCATTGAGCGTGAGCTGGTTGCCGTGCTGTTTTTCTGCGACATCTGCCCGCTAATACCACCGCGCCCGGTCGAAACGGGTGCCAGTGGGGCTAATGCGCCGCCGCTGGCTGAAGCAATCTGCGGCGTGGTGGTAACAGGGATCTCAATGCCTGGCAGATTGTTGAGTTTTTCCACAATCCAGTCCCATGCCGCCGAAAACGAGCTTTTTACCGTTTCCCATAGCCCGGTGAATAAATTCCCGATAGCGGCAATGGCGAGGCTAAAAATCTCAAGGGGTGAGTGAGTGGTGAAAAATGTCAGAACGGCTTGCCAACCGGCGGCAATGGATCCCCATGCGCTGGCAAAAAATGCGGTGACCTGGCTGACTACGCTCATCAGCCAGATAAATGCGTCGGTATTTGCGAGCCAGGCCAGCACCTCCCTCCAGTTCACGCAGAGCCAGATCACCGCAGCGATTAACACGCCAATGGCAAGGGCGATGAGGATGAGTGGAGAGGTGGCAATGTAGACCGCCGCGGCGACAAGAAAAAGCGCCAGGCGTAGTGCTAAAAGGACGACACGTAAGGCTTTAAGTACAATCATAAAGCCGGTGTAGATAACGTTTGCCACCCCCACAACCAGCGTTGCCAGTGCGGTCACGGCGGCGAAACTCAGCATAGCCAGAATGACCACCCCGATAACTTTGGCAATACGCGAAAACATCGTCAGCCATTTCCCCGCCTGCGCGGTGATGTCTGCCATTTTTTTAAATAGCGGGTTGAGCAGCGGGAGCAATGCCGCACCCAGCACAATTTTGAGGTTGTTGAACGTGGCAGACAGGCGCTCCCACAGGTCTATCTGGTCGCGGGCCATCTTTTCCGCGTTATCCATCCCCGTGATGTTGCTCAGAGATTCAATATTCCCCTCCAGCCCCTCCACGTTGGTCGCCAGCAGTTTCACCATGGCAACCGCTTCATCGCTGCCAAAGGCTTTTTTAATCAGGTCACTGTCTGCGACTTTGGATAAATCCCCGTATTTGTCACGAATAAGCCGCATGATTTCGGTGACGGATTTCATCGTGCCGTCTTTATGGGTAAACGACAGGCCGAGCTCTTTTTGAGCACTGCCCACGCCCGCCAGAAACGCCTTGTATTTTGTGCCCGCTTCGCTGCCACTCATGGTGGACTGGAGCTGACCCAGTACCGCCATTTGCTCCGCGGCATCGATCCCCGCAGACGTGGCCGCCGCACCCAGTGCGGTGAAGGCGCCGGACATTTCCGGGCCGGAGGTTTTAAAGATACGCACAGCCTCAGCGGTCTGACCGGCGATTTTTTCCACCCAGTTCGAGCGCCCCATGGCGTCCGCTTCTTTCTGGAAAACGCCGTACATGGTGCCCATATAGGCGGTGATGGTCGCCGTATCGGCTTTGGTGGCTTTGGCAAGGATCCCGGAAGCAACGGTAAAATCACTTAACTCGGTTCCCTGCAAACCGGCGATCGCAGACTGGATGTCATAAGCCGAGCGCACCACCTGGGCGGAATCACCGCCAAATTCGCTGGTAAATTCCATCGCGGCTTTAGACAGCCCTTGCAGTGCGGCTTCACCCGTTCCCAGTGAGCGCACCTCGCCCAGGGCTTTATTCATTTCATTAGCCGGACCCAGCAAAGCCTTAACGGACTCCGTCACCGCCCAAATCCCCGCGGCCCCCGCGCCAACCTGCTGGGCATTACCTGCGACGTCTTTTGTCATCCCTTTAAGCCCGCCAGTCGCTTGCCTGAGGGGTTGGGTAAACTTGTCAATCAGGGACAATGTGACTTCTAACTGCTTCATGCCTTGCCCCCGTTATAGGCTTTTGCGATGCCGTTATTGACGGCGATGGCGACGTTATTCCAGTACGTTTTATCGAGCCACAGCGCGCGGGCAAGTGACTCAGGTGTGTCTTCTTCGCCGGGCAAATAGTGCTGCCGCAGGACGGCAGCGCGCTCCAGCGGGTTGCCGTCAATGGCTGCGACCCGGCGTTCTAGTTTTTTACTTCGATTTCCAGATCAGGGGCGTAAATCTCGTTCACTTTCCCCATGAGTTTGATACCCGCACCCGGTGTTTTGAGGACGGTTTCGAGCGCGTCTTTGCAGTCCTGGTGAATGATACGGCGCAGATACTGCGCTGAAGGGGCGACTTTGCTGTCCAGTGCCAGCTCGTTGATAAGCTTGTTGTAGGCGGTGATATTCGGCTCAAACACCAGTGCCAGGCCGTTGACCTTCATCTCGATTTTGACTTTGTCGCTCATGGTTTTTCCTCTGATTTTAGTGATGGTACGTGAGTGTTACTTGTGGCTGGCTTCGCGCTCGCGGACTCGCCAGCGCAACCACTTTTCAATACATTGCGGGCCCGCGACGGCCAGCGCCGAGGCAATGCCCAGCATGGCCATTGGGTGAATATCCGGGATGCGGATCAGCACGATGCCCGCCACCAGGGCCATTGCCGATCCCAGTATGGTGCGGGCGAAAATCAGGCGCCCGCTCAGCGGGTCGCCCGACTCCATCAACCTTGCCAGCCCGATGATCCCGCCCACAAATGCCAGCGTCAGCAGGTTGCGAAAATGGTTTTGCGGCATAAGTCACCCAATCAGATCGCGCGTGTCTTCTTCCGACAGATACGGAATACCGTTAATGTGAACAAAGTCCGGAGACGTCACGATGTACTTGATTTTGTACTTCGTTTTGTCCGCACTGGTCGTGTCGATGTTGAGAATGTCAGCCAGTGACAACTTGCACCCAAACGCCTCGACCTTCATTTCTGAGTCGCCGGTGTTGGCATAGAACAAGAAGTCTTGCGGCTCGATACCGCGCCAGCTGCCCGCACTGCGCGCCTTGTCCTGGATTTTCAGGATGTTGACGGAATCAAGCTCTAATTCGCCCTCTCCCTCGACGTCCCCGTCGGTGTAGCCGTCAGGGATACCGCGCGTTTTTGAGACCTGCGTGTTGTCGGTGATGGACAGCGAGATGGTTTCGACATGAATGGTGGTGCCCTGCATGTCGACATCAAAACTCATGCCGGAAATATGTCTGGTCATTGCGTTGGCTCCAGCTGGGTATCAAGCAAAATCCCGACCGTGATTTCTTTCGGGCATTCATACGGACGCACGGTGAGATAGACCGATACGCTTTTGCTGTTTTTCCATTGAATGACGACATCCCCCTCGCGCGGCGGCTTCACTTCGCCGGGGAAGGTGACGTTATTGATTTGCGCGCTTTTTGACATGTCACGCAACGGGCGCCCGAAATAAGTCTGCGCGGCGGCAATGCTGCCAGGTGTTGAATTGAGTGAGCGATCGGCAATTTTTGGAATAGCCAGCAGGCGCGTTTTGCGGGCCGCTTTATCGACCGTACGCAGGTACTCAATCACGGAATAATCACCGCCCTCGACTTCCAGCGTTAAACCGTCTGACCAGTACATACCGTCGTAATCCTCGTACCACATCGGCACGGAATAGCGCGCGCCGTTCATGGCTTTCAGGTCAGCCAGCTGGACGGGTACACTGGCGCCGTCAACCGGCAGGGTGTCACGCCCCAAATCAATCAGCGCGCCCGTTTTGACACGCGCCGGGCTGTCCGCAATCGTCACCGCGCGGTTACACAGTCGCCCCGCCAGTACGCCCGGCTCATTGCCCCACAGACGGGGAACCAGTTGCACCGAGGGTCCGGCGATACCACCCTGTAGCGCCGTTAGCTCGAGGCAATAATCCGCCCAGGTCACCAAATCAAGCGGTGCCGCGACAGATAAAATTGACCATAACCAGCGGCCATGCTTTGCAATCAGGTCAGCGCGCAGCGTGATGGCGGCGTGAATACTCGCCACGTCGCTCACGTCTTCACACAACACAAAGCCCTCGACGGCAACCACTTTCTGAGCACTTTTAACCGCGGCGACCCAGTCGTCAGTGGTCCATAGCGCGGGCAGGACATGCACCCACGCATAAAAATTAGCACCCGCGTTACGACGAGCGGCGGCAACGTTGCTTTTCAGTACGCTGTCGTCGGCACCCAGCAGGGCGTCTAAATCCGTACTGTCGTTGACCGGGCTGAGCGCTCCGGCTCCCTGTGCTGCGGTACCTACGAACAACACCACGCGCTCGGTTTCCGTCGTGGTGCCCTGATACTGGTTAAGCTGATCAATACTTACGGACGGCCAGGTCATGAGTTTCTCCCCTTAATATCTTGCGCATTGACGTCCCAGCCAAAGCCAATGCCTTGCAGCTGACGCGCCATGATTTTGTTAAATTCGTCGTCACTGACACCCAGAAAAACACGCGATGGCAAGGTGATGGTCCATGCGTTTTTCTTCTCTGCTTTCGATAACTTTTTAATTAAGTAACCAGCCTGTGCACGGGACATTTCCGCCGTAATGTAGCTAACAGCGGGCTTGACCCTGCGCTCACCCCATTTCACCTTAAAGCCCAGCTCACGCAGCTTTTTGGCCTGGCGTTTGGTTGCCTTTTGCCCGACCTGTGACGGCTGATTTTTATAATTTGCCGCACTGGCTTTGATTGTCGCGCCCGCATCGTGAACAGCGCCGATATAACCGGCGGGCATTCTTTTGCCACCGCTTTGATGCTTGCCACCCTGCAAATAAATGCGCACGGCTTCCTGCTCGGGTAATTCTTTGACTTTCAGTAATTTTGGTAACCCCAGCAGCATTTTTTTCTTGCCGCGTTTGCGGGGCTCCCATGGCTGGCCGTCCGGTGATGTCTGATTCCTGGCGTGACGCTTTGACGCTGGAATAATCCCCAGTTTAGCGATGCGCCACAGCAGCCTCTGGCGTTTCGCCTTTGGCATATCCAGCCCTGCCAGCGTCTTGCGCAGCGCTTGCGCCTGGCTGGAATTAAGACTGAGCCTTCCCCTGATCATTTCGGTTGCCCACCTACTGCGGCACCGGTTGAGTCTGCGCCGTAAATCTCGGCACTTTCCGCAACGTCATAAAGCGGAGTGACAACGGACCACTTTTTCCCCATAAACGGGATCATGCCGTTTTCATCGGGGGCAATGACCAGCTCATCAACCAATGGCACGGTGATGGTGACCAGCGCACTTTCTTCGTCGTAAAGTTCGGCGTCAATATCGGCGCCGCTTATCCCCATATCACTACGTAACTCACTGGCGTGTTCAATAATCCAGACTTCGACCATGGCGTAAACAACACCGGGATCAATCTGCCGGTACGGGAATTTGTCGAGCTCAATCACACCGTCATAGGTCGTGATGGTCAGCCGGTACTGGTCGTTACCCAGCGCCTTGTATGAAGGTGTTAATTTCTGGTTATCAATCCAGCTATCGAACCCGCGCAAGCGCTCAGGCAGGGCTTCATTTAAAAAACTCACAAGCTGTGATAACTGACTCATACCACCTCCACCGTTGCGCGCCCCATACCGAGGATCCCGCGCACGGCCTGTGCTGACTCGACAAGCAATGCCCGACGAGTGGCACTTTCGTATTCGTCGCCCGTCGTGCCTTTGGGTGATGCCGAGGAGTCAACGCGCGCAATACTGACGATTTCGCCCAGCAGGTCGCCTTTTGCCAGTGCATATACCGCATTTTTGTACTGCGCCATGTGCTGGTTAACCTCACCGCAGCGCGCCCCCAGCAACTCGCTGGCATGGGCAAAACCCTGTGCTTTTTTATCGCTGACAAAATCCGCCAGGCGTTCGTTAATGTTCGACATGGCCGCGAGTACCGCCTGCACCACCGTGTCGCCCTCCAGCTGTGTGGGGAGTTTGCGTTGTTTCTGGAACTCGGCCAGATCGAGATCCGGCCAGAAAGGCTCGCCGGTGTTCTCAATTTTCGCGCCCTGATATTCCAGGTCTTTGCCCGAAAATCCGAGGCTCATGGCGCGGCGTCCTGAGCAGATTGTTGGAACGCGGACTGACCGGGATCCGTGGCATGTTGCGCCAGTAATCTGGCGGCATCCTCCCCCGCGTCCGCGCCGCCGTGCGGCAGTGGGTTTAATTTACGCAGGCGCATCGCGATTTTTTCGCGCAACGATTTCACCCCGACCAGCGGGTGGAATGCATGGGCCTGCGCAAGTAATTCATCAGCGGCTTGCAGGATATTTGCATCCTCGACAGCGGAGGGCATCGGCCTGCCTTTGCTGTCACGTAGCAGCAACAGGGCCGCAAATTTGAACCATTTAGCGTTGATTTCTTCGTGCAGTCGCCAGTCATGGCGGATATGGGTAAAGACGCGCGAGAAATACGGCTCAACGCTGTGCCCGTGCTCCGCTTCCCGTTGTGCCCAGGCCAGCACGGTGTCGGCGACAAACGCCGGAAACGTGCTTTTGATGTTCTCGGGCGTGGGCTGACTTTGCGCGATCGCCACCTCCGCCCAGTCCAGTGCGGTGTCAAAATCTCCGGCGTCGAACAACCAGATCACGCAATAGGCAAAAATCAGGTTGTTGAACACTTCGCCCGACTCAACATAACGGGCGGCGACGGGCTGCCACTTTGGCAACAGAACATCACGCTTACGTAGAATGCGATCGGCAATCGTGGGCAGCTGGCGCAACTGCTCCACGTCGTGCTTCATTTCACGTAAATAGGTGTGCAGACTCTCCGGGCTGGCAACAAGTGCCTGGCCTGCGCTGAGTGACTCGCGCGCGGCGAGCTGTGCGTTATGACGCAACCCCGGAGAAAGTCCCATTTACGCGGCCTCTGCCGGGGGCAACGTGCCGTCGACAATAGTCACCGCAGTTTCATCGATTGCGGCGTACAGCTGCGGATAGCCCAGCGCATAACCTTCATTACGCAGGTATTTGTTTTCGTACTGCGCGCGGTCTTCGACAAACTCGACTTTGCGCTGACGTGAATTGCGCTGCGTCAGAATTTGCAGGTTCTGCGGGATGGTGACCGCAAGGCGTTTACCCGGCTGGAATGGCGGGATCATCACGCGGCGACCGGCGGCGGAATCGGACAGCAGCTGCGCGGCGATTTTCTCCGTTGGTGTATCGGCTTTCTGATAGAGGCGGTACTGCTCGGAGGCAATCAGGTCCGCACCCGCCAGCACGGTCAGGCGCGGGTCGTTACGAAACTCTGCCGGAATTTTGGTGTTGATCAGGTCAGCGACAGCGGCGTCTAACGAAACATAGTCACCACCCGGGCCGATGGTGATCGGGTCGGTGATGACCTGCGCACCGCTATTGTAGGTCTTGCCAATCTGGTGCCAGCCGATGTTGACATCCTCACCCAGTGGGTAAGTCTCTGGCTCGGTTGTGACGGCGACACGGGTACCGTTAAAACCAATGCGCAGCATATCGAGCGCGAACGCCTGCATGCTGAAATCGTTAACGAGCTTCATAAACTCGTTCTCATCACCGCTGTTAACCCAGTTGGACAGCGTTTCCCAGTCGAGATCGACCGCTGAGTCGGTTTTTGCGAGTGCGTAGGTGTTACCGCTGACGTTAATATTGCGATGGAAACGCCCGCCCGCGGCGCGCCCTGTGTGCAGGCGCGACGAACCAATATCCACCACCTGGCCAGTCATCTGGTCAACGTCACGCAGGGTGATGAGCTTCAGAAAATCGAGGCCTTCCTGTAGCGCTTTGCGGATGGCGGTTTCCATCGGCGGGGTCACGGCATAATACTGGTTGCGATCGGCGGTTGCGGGCTGGCCGAGTGATTTAAACAGCGCGGTGAAGTATTTCTCCATACCGTCGCGGACGGCTGGCGGCAAATTAATAAGCTGAGACATAATAATATTTTCCTGTTATTGCGTTTGAATTGCCTGCGTTATGCCGTGATATAAATCAGACGATCACATAATCTTTTGCTTCGGTGGTTTTACCCGGAGCGCCATCCGGTAATTTAGTGATCACTTCATCCAGTCTGGAAAATTTATCCAGAACCGTAGGCAATTCTTCCGCCAGCTTTTTGAATTTGTCGCTATTGACAATTTCGCCAAACTCTTTCGCCTGAGCTTTAATTTCGTCAATGGTTTTATTCAGGTCGGTTAGCGAAGAATATTTTTTCTCCAGCGCGGAGAATTTATCTTCCAGTTCAGAAAGACCCTGAGCCATCGCGCTTAATTTTTCGCTGTCTTCGCCCATGGTTTGGGTGGCTTCCGGTTTTTCCGGCTCCTGAATATTAAAGAGAGTGCGCCAGGATGATTTTTTATCGGTGGACATGTTCGGATCTCCGGTCTTTTCGGTGACAAGGTTAAAAACTAACGGTACCGGCGCGCCATAAACGGGCGCGTTCTTATCGGCGCTAAATCGCATGCGGTCAGTGCCAACACTTGCAGGCTCATCAGTGACCCCCAGCCCCTGAAGATAACAACGCCCCGAGCCCCGGAAGTTACCGTCAGGTGTGGGCTCAACGGAGGAGAACAGGAGCTGGTTGCGACGATTGGAATAAATAAGGTCGTCTGTCGGACATAAGCGGGCGTAAAGCTTCGTGATCCCGTCCTGCGTTTCATGTTTTAACGCCTGCACTTCGCCGACGTTGCCGTAGTAACGACGATGCTCAGGCCATAACAGTGCGGTATAGAGTGACGGGTCGTAGGTTTCTGCCATATCGACGAGCCATTGCTCAGGGATCTGGCGCTGGTCGACCGTTTCGCCCGCAGTGGCAATGCAGATCCAGTCTGTTGTGAGTTGTGATTTACCCGACATATTCACCACTGAAAAAATAAATGATAATGAGTGGTGAAAGTATCAATAATAATTTTGAATGCGGCGATCACTTTAATTCGGATATAACCCCTTAGCCGAACATAGCCGAAATTAATTTTAATAATCCTCAGTGTGGTACCTGCATAATATGCCCCATGAGCATATACCCTCAAGAAATACGCAATGTGGCGCGGGCGTTCTATTTGAAAAAATGGACGCCCAAAGAGATCGCCGCAGAATTAAACCTCACATCGGCCCGTATTGTTTATTACTGGGCTGAGAAATACGGCTGGACGGATTTACTCAGCGAGGAGTCCGTCGAAGACTGCATAAACCGCCGTGTGAATTTGCTGGTGATGCGGGATAACAAATCCTCGCTGGAGCTCGATGAGCTGGACCGGCTTATCGGGCATCACGTGAAGCTCATTACGCAGCGGAATAAGCACGCGGAAAAACTGGCGCAGGCCAGTGCCAGCGGGTTGGCTATGACGGGCGGCGGCGGTGAGAACATCGGGTTTATGGCCTCGGGTGAGGACGCCCCGCGCCGCAAGGGGGGCCGTAAGCGAAAAAATGACACCAGCGCCTTAACACCGGAGGTCTTTGAGGCCTTCGCGGGCGAGAATTTATTCCAGTATCAAAAGACGCTACGCGATAACAAATCACGCTCTGTCCGTAACCTGCTCAAATCGCGACAGGTGGGTGCGACCTGGTATTTCGCGTGGGAAGCACTCGAAGATGCCTGCACGACCGGCGATAACCAAATCTTTGTTTCGGCATCCAAACGCCAGGCGGAAATATTCCGCCGTTATATCGTCAAGTTCGCGCGGGAGCTGGCCGGTGTTGAGCTCACCGGCAATCCGATCACGCTGAGCAATGGCGCAAACCTGATATTCCTGGCAACCAACGCCAGTACCGCTCAGGGTGAAAGCGGTCATTACTATTTCGATGAATATTTCTGGGTACCCAAATTCCAGAAGTTCAAAGATGTCTCAAGTGCTATCGCCACGCATGACAAGTGGCGCCAGACGTATTTCTCCACACCCAGCGCCAAAACGCATGATGCTTACCCGTTCTGGACGGGGGATGAGTGGAAGGGGCGCGATAAAAAACGCCAGGCTGAAACATTCCCGGGCTTTGACGAGCTGCGCGATGGCGGGCGAAAGTGCCCGGACGGTCAGTGGCGTTATGTGGTGACACTGGAAGATGCCTGCGCGGGGGGCTGGATAAGTTCGTCACGGTGTCACGCATACGTGACGCGATCAGCGGCGACACCTACGCACTCCTGTATGGGTGTCGTTTTGTTGACTCTGCCGATTGTGTGTTCCGTTTTGATCAGCTTTTGCGCTGTGAAGTTGACCCGGCCAGCTGGCAGGACTTTGACCCCGACGCGCGTCGCCCGTTTGGTGAGCGGGAGGTGTGGGGAGGATTTGACCCGGCGCGCTCCGGAGACACCTCCACGTTTGTGGTTATCGCCCCCCCTCTGTTTGAGGGTGAGCGCTTCCGCGTTCTTGAGACCTACCACTGGCAGGGGCTGAGCTTTAAATATCAGGCTGAGCAAATCCGCAAAATTACTGAGCGGTACCGCATGACCTACATCGGCATTGATGTGACCGGTATCGGGCGCGGGGTATTCGAACGCGTCCAGTCGTTTGCGCCGCGTGAGGTGCGCGACATTCACTACAGCGTCGAATCCAAAACACGTCTGGTTTCGAAAATGATTGATGTGGTCGACAGCGACCGTATCGAGTGGTCGGAAGAAAAACGCGACATTGCCGGCTCATTCCTCGCTATTCGCAAAACCGTGACGGCCAGCGGTAATGCCATCACGTTTGTGGCGCAGCGCACGGCGGAAACGGGTCACGCCGACGTCTTTTTCGCCATCTCTCACGCCGTCATCAATGAACCACTTAACTACGATACGCGCCGGAAATCGACCTACGCGTTTGCGTCATAACGAGGTAAGGATGAGCAGGAAGAAAAACAGAAATAAAAAACAGCAGTTTGCCGCGCTGCCGATGCCCGTCAGTACGCAGGGTCGTAGCGCCATGTTTATCGGCCCGCCTGAACTGGTGCTCACCAGTGGCACGGATTACCACGAGATCCAGTACGATGATACCTGGAACACCTGGACACTCCCGATTGACCGGCTGGCACTGGCGAACCTGGTGAACGCCAGCCCACAGCATGACGGTGTGATGTATGCCCGGCGCAATATGGTGACATCCGATTATCAGCGTGGGGGACTGACGCGCAGCCAGCTCGATGCCGGAATGTTTGATTATCTGGTCTTTGGCGACCTGGCTATCCTCAAAGTGCGCAACGCCTGGGGGGCGGTTGTGGCGCTCTGTCCTCTGCCGTCGCTCTATCTGCGGCGCCGTAAAACCGGGGAATTTGTTGTTCTGCAAAAAGGTGAGCCGCTGGTTTACCCGCCGGACGATATTATTTTTATCAGCCAGTACGATCCGCAGCAGCAAATCTACGGCCTGCCTGATTATATTGGTGGCGTCAACAGCGCCCTGTTAAACGCGGAGGCGACCGTGTTTCGTCGCCGGTATTACCACAATGGTGCGCACCTGGGCGGCATTCTGTACACCTCCGACCCCAATTTGTCCGAGGAAACCGAAAAGCTCATCCGTAAAAAAATTGAGAGTGCAAAGGGACTGGGTAACTTTCGCAACATGTATATCAACGTCCCGGGCGGGGATAAAGACGGGGTGAAATTCATCCCGGTGGGTGACATCAGCGCCAAGGATGAGTTTGCGAATATCAAGAATATTTCCGGGCAGGACGTGTTAACCGCTCACCGCTTCCCGGCGGGGCTGGCAGGAATTATCCCGCAGAACACTGCTGGACTGGGTGACCCGGAAAAGGCCCGCGCGACCTATCGCCAGGATGAAGTTTTACCCGTGCAGAGGAAATTCGCCGAGGCCATTGCCGCCGACCGAGAAGTACCGGAACGTTTCTACCTGATGTTTGCCGCACCGGCGCTTAGTACATGAATAAACAATGTTATTAACTGATGTGCGGGAGGTGTTAAAATTAGGGTGATAATGACTGCCGGGAGACCTGGCAAAATGCGCGTATTGAAAATACTCTGCCCGGAATGTGGGCATAACGCCATCGTAAGCAAAAGTCACCGCATCGATCCGAAGCTCTCAACCCTTTACTGCCAGTGTCGTAACGTTGAATGCGGGCATACCTATACCCTGGCGCTGGGTTTTGGTCACACGATTAGCCCCAGTGCGTTGACCAATAATCGCCTGGTGAAATACCTAGCGGACCATTTATCTCCGGCAGACCACCAGATGGTCCTCGATCTGCTGGAGGGTCGTGTGCGTTAACTATTTATTCAAAGCAAAATGCCCGCAATATGCGTAACATCGTTCACTTAAGATGTTTTGAGTGAACGGGATACTGTTTTTTTGAAACAAGGAAAAATTCAGCTGGTGATGATGTTCTCCGCCGCTATACAACTAGCCTAGCCAAGATGGTTTACTGACTGAAGCGAAAAAGGCTGCCGGTGGTAATTTGGATAACGTTACCAACTATAAAGAGAATTGGTATAGCAGCCCAGATGGTAATAGACGTATAGAATGGAATTCTACAGGTCATGCAAGTATCAATGAAGGACCACATGTTACGGTGAGATACTTTGATGGCAAGTGGCACTCAGTTACGGACAAACTATTCATAGAATGGGTGGGATAAAATGATGGAAAGTTTTAACATTAAAAATATTTCATTGCAGGAAGCCGATCGTATACTTACAACTATAGTTGGATGTCGTAGTTCTCAGATTTGCAAAATAATTGATTTGAATAAAATCAATCCAATTAATGCTAACAGGGTTCACGAATGGGAAGAACTTGCTGATAATGAAATATTGCATCTTTTGGATTTCAATGGTTTGAAAAGTGGAAATGTATATATTATAACTGATTTATCATATATACAAAATATAGGTGTTTTCATTATGGAATTTCATGATTTAGAAAAATTTGTGAAAGGGTATTACTCATCCTATAAAGAGTGTTTCTTTGATGGCGATGTCATTATTATCTCCATTGATATAAAAGAGGCTTTTATATTTGACCATAATGGTTTCTTCTTTAATTATCGATTGCCTCTGCTTAATTGATCTATTAATAATTGACCGTAGGAATGATTTTTCTTATTTTTCCTACGGTTAAGTCTAATCAGCAATTGCACGTTAAAATGATTTTTATTCCGACTTGCAAGTTAAACATCCCATAGCTTCGAGTGCCGCTTGTGCCAGAAAGCCCGAGCGGCTTTTAAACTCCGGGTGTGTCGCAACGCAGCGATCGATCCGGTCAATCAGTGATTTTGGCAGGGTGACGTTAATTTTCTCAGAGCCCCCCATTAAACGGGTGACATCTACGTCAACCAGCGCCCAGGTATAGCCTGCAAACTCTGGAGTTTTAGCCAGTGCACCAACCGTAGAAACGGCGGGGATGTCCTGCCCCAGCTCAACCAGTAACTCAATATGGCCGGTGATCGCTTCTTTGGCATTTGCGATAGCCTCGTCCAGGGTATCGCCTGCGGAAAAACACCCTGGTAAATCAGGTACTGTCACACCGTAGGTGTGTTTATCGTCACCGGATTCAATTGCAATAGGAAAAAACATGTTTAAGCCTCTTTGAGAAAGCGGGGTTAACGTCGCGGTGAACATTTTCACCTCTGGTTCTCAGTCGGTGCAATGTTTTACTGTTGCTTTCGTTGTAATATTTATTCATCACAGACCCCCTCCCGCACCTTTTTAAGGCGCGCGATTAAGTCGCTTACAGTGGAGTCAATCGCCTGGCGTGTTTTCCGCTCCACCAGGCGCCCGTCGGGATAGCCAAACAATCGCTCACCGCAGGCAATGGTTGCCCCGGCCAGCATGGAGGCGACCGCTGCGTCGCTGGCGTCCACGCCCCGCGCCAGCAAGGTGTCTTTTATGTGCTGCTTATTGTCGAGTGGTGCCGCCGGTGGCGTTTCCGGTTTTACTTGCCTGCGTCGTTTTGCCACGCTCGCCGCCAGCCTGCTGGCTATCTCGCGTTTTTCCTTTCGGGTTAACCTCTCAAAATCGATCGGCGCGGTGTTTTCGTCGTCCTCAGCATCGTGCCGATCACGGTTTTTTTCACCTTCCGCCGGGTCCGGCGTACAGTTATTGACAGTACTCCGAGGGGCGGCGATGCCGCCCTGAAAATCAAGGTCAACACCCACGGCGGCGCGTTTCGGGACAATTTTGTATTCTGTTGTGCGGGTGAGGGTTAACGACTCAGCTCCGGCAATCGGACAATAGATGCCGTTAATTTTGGCGACGGTGTCGCCGTAATCATTGCCGTTCTCTTTGGTTTCGTAGCTGAGCCGGACACGCAGGTGCCTGCGCTCTACCAGTGGGCCACCCTGGGCGATGGTGTATTCCGGCCACTTGCGGTCATCGGCGGCTTGCTGAGCCTGAATGAGTGCGGTGTGGATCGGGTCTTTGTATTCGCGGTCGATAACCGTGACTTTGCCGTCACCGTCGATTATCTCCACCTTGTTGGTTTTGATGCGGCGCAGTTCGCGATACACCGTAACCGGCGCCCCGCCAATCTGCTGGAACTGGCGGATTTTCCAGCGTGATGCCCACGCGTTAACCCGTTTAGACATATCTCTGAGGGGCTCGCCGGTTTCGTCGTCGGTTTCACCGTCAAGCGCGTAGCCATCGATGTTCTTGCTGATATATTTCGCGATATAACCCGTTGCACCACCGCGCTCTTCCTCGATCGGTTTCGCTTTAAAGCGGTTTTCCTGCGCGCCAGCTTCGTGGCCATCTTCTTCTAATGCGTATTTGCGAAAAATCTGGCGGGCTTCCCCGATATGTTCCGGGCGCATGAACAGCAGCAAATGCCAGTGCGGTGTCGCGTCGTGATGGGGTTCAGTTACGCGAAAACCAAAGACACGGATCCCCGCGCGTTTCCATGCGGCGCGGGTTCTTGACCAGACTTTGCAAAGGTATTTTTGTGTCAGGCGCGGGGAGGCACCGCCGTATTTATCGTTACGACGCCCGTCTTGCTGCATGGAGTGGTATTTAGACGGTGCGGTCAGGGTGTAAAAATCCCCGGCCAGGTTGTCGAGTTTTGCCAAATCCTCAAAGCCGCGCATGCGCGCCATGAGCTCGGCGCGACGGATCGAGGGGTTGGCAACGCTGCGCGCCACCTTATCGATCAGCGAATGGCGCTCTCCCGTTTTTTGGTCTTCCAGCTCCATGGCTTTGAGGTATTCGCGGTTGGCTTTTTTCTGTGCCAGCCACTCATGTGCACACGGGTTGCTGCAATACGGTGCAGATTTTTTATGCACGTAACCGGCAGCGATCATGAGGTGCTCGCGCCAGCGGGCATGGATTTGCCGTAATTTATTGAGCCACCACCGTGGCGTTTCCATGCGTGAAACGGCGCAAAGCGCCGTCTCTGCATCCAGCTCTTCGTTGCAGTAAGCTGTCCAGCATGGCACACCCATATTCAAATGTGATGCCAGATAACCGATCCGCCCGTAGCCTGAAATGACAGCCATTTCCAGATCACCGGTGTTATCCAGATAAAAAGCATACTCGCGTTCAAACTCACCGATCATGAGGTCGGCAAGGTTGTAGGCCAGGCGTTTTAACTCGCGCTTGCCTGCCCACAGCAGACGGTAAAACTGGCCGTGCAGCGGTTGCAGTGCCAGCGGAGTGGCCTGCGGAGCGTACTGCTCGTTAACGTCATCAATCCGACGCAGGACGTGGCGCTCAAAGGTCTTGAGCAGCCATGCGTCCCCGACAGATTGACTTTGCTGGTCGAGATCGTAAAGGCGCTGAGCGTAATAACGGCGGATATATTGCGGCAGTGATGCCAGACGGCGGCGCAATGCACGGCACTGATCTGGCGGTTCGGGGGTTTCGGAGAGTTCGGCAATCGTTAGTTTTTTGCGGTAACCGTAAGGGGTGAGGTACTCAATAAAACGCGGCTCCTCAGACGCTGCGGGGTTAACCGCAGCGCGAGGTTGGTTCCATGCGTAGGCGTACTGGGTGTTGTCGGTGCAACCTGGAAATGCTGGCGGAGGTGTCGGGGTTTTGCGCCCCCTGCTTTCGGCAATCATCGCGCGCAGCCCATATATGCGGCTATGAACGTTTCCGCGACCGGCGCAACGATTGCATTTCCGTAGGCGCGCAATTTGCCCACTCGTCCGGCAAACCCATTAACCAAAGGCTCAAGTCCGGGTTTAACCGGTCGCCATTTCCCATCCCGGCAGAAAAGCCAGTCAGCATCACGCCACAAGCCGTTAGTCGGATAGGTCCCGTAAGTTGCGCCGTCACATCCAGGGTGTCCGTCGATAGTTTGCCGTCCCGAACCCGTCCGCCCGAATACCCTCCCTTCCCATCCCTCGCAGCAGGAGTCGGCCAGCCTGCAAGACTTGCAGCCCCTCCCAGTGTTGTTCCTCTTTTCGGGTTGTTTTTCGCTGCTCCAACTCCTGCAATCTGCACATTGTCCTGCGTTGTCGGAGTTGGCCAACCCGCTAACATTGCTGCTGTTTGTAAATTCAATCCGCCCTCCCTCCCGGCGTTGGATGGGTGCTTCCATGAGTTCGCCGTTGGTGTCGGCCATGCGGCAAGCATCATTTGTACTTGTTCGCTCAGATTTCCCGGACTCAATGATGTGCGCCCTGTCAAAAGCCGCTGCTCCGCTCGCTTCACCTGTGCCCTCGCTGATCGCTTCGTGATATTTGTTGTCGTTGGAGTCAGCCACCCAGTAAAGGCGCTGGCGGATGTGCGGTGCACCGACGCCCGCAGCGCAGAGATCGAAACCTGCAAAGGCGTAATTCGCGTTTTCCACTTGATTGCGTACATCGTCGATCCAGTCGAGGCCGTCGCCGCTCGCAACCTGTTCGCCAAAGATAACGTTAGGCTGGCACTCCGAAATAAGACGAAACCATGTGGGGAAGAGGTGTCGTTTATCGCCTTTCCCTTTCCGTTTTCCGCAGGCGCTGAAAGGCTGGCAGGGGCATGAGCCTGTCCAGACAGGGCGATCGTCACTCCATCCGGCGCGGCGCAGGGCGTAGGACCAGACACCGATTCCGGCAAAGAAATGACATTGCGTAAAACCTTTGAGGTCTTGCGGTGTGACATCCTCGATACTCCTTTGGTCAACTTCACCCGGCGCGATGTGTCCGCCAGCGATTAAATTTCTTAGCCACTGCGCTGCGTATGGGTCGATTTCGTTGTAATAGGCGGCCATTAGAATGGCTCTCCATTAGCAAACTTGGCGTTCACTTCCACCACGCTGCGCCACACTGATAAATTGCGGACGGCAATGATCTCGTCGGCAGTGCTGGCAGCTTTTTTGCGGTTGCCGATACTGCGCGGGGCGCTCAGTGTCTGGATCTTGAATTTGCCCCTCAGTAACTCGCGAGTTACTGGCGTATCTGAATTTGAAAGCACGACAGGGATCCGGCTTTCCGACAAATCAACTAGCGCGGTAACGAGGCGGCGGTGTTGTTCAGCGCCGAATTTATCGGTGTGATACCCCGTAAAATCAGCAGTGGGTGATGCCGGGATATATGGTGGGTCGCAGTAAACAACATCGCCCCGGTGGGCGTACCCCAGAGTTGTGGAGAAGTCACCGCAAATGAGTGTGGCGCGGGCAAGGCGGCGTGATAATTCGCGGATCTCGTTTTCAGGAAAGTACGTTTTTTTATAGTGACCGTAGGGGGTGTTAAATTCACCCTTGAGGTTATAGCGACAAACGCCGCCATAGCAGTGGCGATTTAAAAATAAGAATATTGCAGCCTGTTTTAGTGGTGGGAGCAGGTTGGTATTCAGGAACTCCCGCAAGGAGTAGTAATACGACTCCAGATCCTGAAACGTAAACCATGGCGCCGTTAAGCCGATCAGCTCTTCCGGATTGTCTTTAACCTGCTGATAAAAATTGATGAGGTGCGGGTTAACATCACCAATCAGGTATTCCTCGTAATCAGTATGAAGCAGGACAGCACAGGAGCCCGCGAACGGTTCGACCAGGCGTCGACCGGCGGGCAAGTGTTGTTTGAGTATTTCCATAATGCGGGTTTTGCTGCCGACCCATTTCAGTGGCGTATTCATTACAGCGCCCCCGATTTTCGGGTGGTGAGTTCACTCTCATTACGCCAGTTTTCAACTCGCGGAGTAATGAGGAATTGCCATGCCTCGCTGATGAGTGCAGCGCAGGTTGTTGCATAGTTTGCTAAATCAGTGGCAGGAATTGGGGGAGGTATCCATCCCAGCCGCCAGAACGGGCGACGGTCTGCAATGTGAAATGGTCATAACAGCTTGTTAAATTCCACTTGGGGATAATTTGATGCGCGTAAAAATCTGCGCATAAAACTTCATGATCGATACTGCCCGCACCAAACCACATGCGCGCATTGTTCCGGCCTTGCGGGTGCTGGTTATCGAGTACGAATTGATTAAAATCGGCGAGCGCCTCTTTCGGGAAAATTCCACGGCTTAAACTTCTTGTTCCGGTAAAAGTAAACTTTTGACCAATGCGTCCGGTTGATGGCTCAAAAAATACCGCAGCAAGCTGGCAGTGCGTCGGGTCTTTGCGTACTTCAAAACAAATAAATAAATTATTCATGATCTCACCTTTCAGATGCGGGGAGTCCTCGCCGCTTAAAAGGCGAAACTCTCGTTTATCAAAAAATTACTGTTTCACTTATCCGGTGCGACACTCGCAAATACCGCCCCGGATAAGCCCCCCCCCGTAATTTGCTATCCGTGATATTCCAGTTGGGTAGCGTCTGGCCTGGTGGTTTCTTTTACATTCTCGCCCCGGAACTTTTGCCCATTAGTAAGCGTGAAGAAATAGCTTCCATCGCCAGCAATAGAAGGAAAGCAAAAAGCGAGAGCACTCTCTTCAATGGAGACTCGCTCACCGTTGTAGTCGAATACATAAAAAAGCACACCGCCCATATCCACCCCCGCTGAAATTTATTTTTGCCGGTTTTTAGCCATGTCCGGCGCATGGGGTCATGGTATTTTTGTTTTGCCCGTCAATTTCTTAGCGGAAACCGGGCAAAACAATCAACCACCAGAAATAAGCGAATACTGATATGTCTAAAAAAATAGTTAACATCTACATCCCGGCAGAGCTCGAATACATTGAGCACAACCATCACGCCTGTCTGCGTTTTCATTACCGCCTGCCTGCGACTCAAAAACTCCCCCAGGCCGGGGATTTATTTACCGCGCTGACTCTTGAACAGGCAAAGGAAACCGTTACTTTTCTCCAGCAATACATTGAGAAGACCGAGGTGTTGATTTCGGCTTCTTCCGCTGTAAAACACTAATCACCCCCAGAAGTATCCCTTGTTTTGAGTAAGTCCGTCGGAAGTACAAGGCGGGCTTATTTTTCGAATTGCTTGTCATAATCTCACTCGTTAATCCTGAATTAGCACCCGTTATCCCTAACCTGTGGTTCTCAAAATCATTTGCGAATGCACACAATATTGATGACATTCACCCTTCCAGTAAGTGGCTTAAATAATCCATTAGAGTGGGGAGATCTTTCTTTCTGTGCGAGGTGGTATATCTCGCACAGTTTGCTCATCAACAATCAGTTCGTAAATTTTGATGCTGTTATCACTTTCTGAAATGTCGTTAAATACCTGAGTAATGAAACTCATGAACTGCTCATATGTAACAGTGGGATCGATGTAGTTACCTGCAATCTCCAGTAATGGCCCAAGCGCTAAATTATTTGACACTGAAACACAATCCAGCTTATCCAGACGAAAAAAAAATATTGCCGCAAGGTGTTCTTTTATCCCTGATGCGGATAAATACATTTGATAACCCAGTGTGACTATCAGACAGTTTAAAAATTTGTGCTGTTTTCATTTTTCCCTTTCCTCTAAAGTTGCGCAGTCGTTTATTCAAGCGATTATTTTAAATACAGCCCGGATAAACACCGGTTGCCCGGTGTCTTTCCTACTCGTCGTCGAACTTCTCTTGGGTTGATTTGATTACCTGCCAGTAAAGGGCAACGAGCGCCCCGACAAAAAACAGATCGGACACCACTGACAGCAGATAACTGGTGAAGTCCACCGCCACCACCATAAAAGCCAGTAGCAGAACCAGTGCTGGCCGTAACATGCTCAGCATTTGATTCATCAGAGATAATCCTCTACGCGCAGGCCCAGACGGCGCCCCACATCTTCCAGTACCTTTTGTTCTTCCGGTTCGATCTCGCCGTCAGACTCGGCAATGGTCAGCATGTTAACGAAGACTTCTTCCGCTTCTTTCGGGTCGTTCTTGATGTCCTCAATCTCACGCAAGATGTTCATTCGCCCAACACGGAAACCGGCTTCGAGCTGTTCGGTATAGCGAGTGATCAGCGCAGTGATTTCATTGCCGTAGTGTGCAAGGCGAGTATTCGAGCGAAGCAGCTGATCCAGCTTTGCGGTTTCCTCTTTTTCGATTGCACCATCAGCAGCTGCAACCAGCAGACAGCCGCCAACGATGGCCTCCATTAAATTACGGTTCTCAACTTTCTTTAATTCAACTTTTACGGCAGCGGCTTTCTTTTTAAATCCAAACATAATTAATTAACCTCTTTTCAGGATGAGTAAAAATTGCACCTATCATGTGCAGCACTCGTAAGTGATGCCCCGAATAGGCACTGACTACCGTCCTGATTTTATTTCAGAAAAAATTCTATTAATGCGAACGTTATGATGAACACAGTCGAGGCGGCGATAATTGTAGTACTAACTTTCGCAGCAAAAATTACATTCTCTTTTATAGATTTTATTGTGCTAAATTCTCTGTCAAATCGCCTATCAATTAAAACACCCACTACGATCATCGTAATAAATGACGAGCAAAACATAGCAGCGTAAAAGACAATACTCATAGTTAAATGCTCCCGCCAAGGAGTGATGGGCGTGGTACTTCATGGTTCATAATGGAGGTGACAAACGGTCGCAATCCGTCGACCGAGTCAGTATCACGCAAGCAAAATGCCAGTCCATGTAAGTGCTGGATACCGTTAGTCAGAACAACAAAATGCGACTCCTGTCCTTTCGGGTTATTCTCAATATTGAAATAATAATCCTGTAGCAGATTATTAATTAATTCAGCATACAGAAGTTTCATTGTTAAACCCTCCACCGTAAATCTTGTTAATAGTGGCCACCGCTTCCGCGAGTGCAAAATCACGTCCGTAATAGTCACCATTATTTAAAACACGATAAGGTGTTTTAAGTGTCAGTGAATTGCGCGGACATTTATTAATGGTAAAACCACGGTATATAAAGGTGTGGCTATCCACCTCAACAATCTGACTCATCTAATCCTCTCAGCTATTTGCTATAGCGTCCTTGAGCATGGCAACCATATTTACTTCAACTTTGCCGCCAGCGAGTTCTTTAGGACGAATAATTATCCGCCCGTCTCTGACCATTCCTCGACAGGTGTCAAAGGGAATGCCCGTAACTCTGGCGTACTCCTGAAGGGATAAATACGGAGCTGCCACATTTAAATTGATGGTGATGCTTCCCATTAAAACACCTCAATCAGTCCGCGATAACTTCCATTCCGCGCAAGAAAACCATGCGCGCCATATTGGAGATTGAGCGACATTCTTTGGCTGCTAAATCTTCCAAAAATGCGCGCTCTTCGGGTGTCAACCGCATAGGGATTGGATTCCCAGACGACATCCCCTTAGGGAGCCGTGACCTTTGATTACTCTCGACTTGTGCCATAGTGGTATATTGTGATCTGCAAAGTGTTGGTGAAAATCATAATGGTATAATTATTTATACCAGTCAAGGAATTTTGGTATGCAAATTTATATCGGAAACCGCTTACGCGAAGAACGAGAGCGTTTAGGCTTGAGCCAACAAGCCATGGGGGAGATAGGCGGTGTTAAAAAACTTACTCAACTTAATTATGAGAAAGGTGAGCGCGCACCAGATACGATTTACCTCACTGCACTAGCTGAGGCTGGTGTTGATATCGTTTATGTTCTCACCGGCCACCGAATTCCAATGCCAAATGAAGTAGCGCCCAAAACGGAAGAAGAGAAAAAACTCTTGGAGAACTACCGCGCTATGGACGAGGCGGCGCGCTTAAACATACAGGCGGTTGGCGCTGCGTTCGCGCAATCAAAATCAAAAGTAAAAACCGGTGGCGATTAATTTAAAGGATTAGGGCTTTTCATATGACGGTTAGAAAGCTGCCAACAGGCAAATGGATTTGTGAGTGCTACCCCTACGGGGCAACCGGCAAACGCATCCGCAAGCAATTTGCAACTAAAGGCGAGGCGCTTTCTCATGAGCGCCGCCTGATGAATAATGCCAATGGACAGAGCGTTAATGATAATGCCGTAACGCTTTCCGCATTTGTCGGTCGCTGGTATGAAATGCACGGCAAAACCCTAACATCTGGAGAGGAACGGAAAGCCAAACTTGATGCAATTTGCCTGCGGTTGGGCGATCCACTTGCAGCTCACTTTGATAAAAATACTTTTGCTGTTTATCGGGAAAGACGACTAAGCGGTGAATGGAATCAGAAAGGAAAGAAGAAGCTGAAAGAAGCCACGGTAAACCGTGAGCAGTCTTACCTTCATGCTGTATTTGCGGAAATGAAACGGCTGGGGGAATGGGAGGGTGATAACCCTCTGTCTGGCATCAGGCAGTTTAAGGAAGGTGATCAAGAACTGGCATTCTTGTATCAGGAGGAAATTGAGCAATTGCTTGCAGCCTGCGACCAGTCAGCCAATAAAGATCTCGGCATCATCGTGCGTATATGCCTGGCGACCGGAGCTCGTTGGAGTGAGGCTCAGGATTTGAAACAATCCCAAATATTGCCAGGCCGTTTGACCTTCACCCAAACGAAAAGCAAAAAGAATCGGACGGTACCCATTTCCGAACGGTTGCAAAAACTGCTACCAAAAAAACGAGGCGCCCTATTCACTCCCGCGTATGAATCTTTCAAAGCAGCATTAAGCAGAGCTAACATTGAATTACCAAAGGGGCAACGTACTCACGTTTTGCGCCATACCTTTGCAAGCCATTTTATGATGGGTGGGGGTAATATTTTGGTACTGCAACAGATACTTGGTCACAGCACAATTTTAATGACAATGCGGTACGCACATTTCGCACCGGATCATCTTGATGCAGCTATCACATTAAACCCATTTGATAGCCTTACTACCAATCAGAAAGAAGACTGAAATTCTTCTGCCCGGCGTTCAATTTCTGCCATATACGATGTCCGCGCAAGTTCATGGGCATTAGGCGTCATAAGGCTAATGAGTTGGTACCTATCTGGATAGAGAAAGTGACGGGTATATACTAAATAGTTATCTGATTTGCGGGCGGGGGCTGGTAGCCTGGCGGGCCATGGTTTTTCATCCGGGAGGAGGATATGGATTTTAAAGACATAGGAATCTCTAAGGCGTCTGCTATCTTCCCACTGCCCTTCGTTACCAAAAACCGCAGGAAGCATACCTATACTTTTCCAGTCTTGCAGTAGCAATGCATATTCATGAGCTACAGCAGGCAGTTCAATATCCTTATGTACTGAGATTTTGATCACGTTAAAACCTCAATAAAATTTTGGTTCTTCAAGCCCAAGTTTCTTATGCTCACTACGGATTAGAGCGTGAACCTCTTTAGCTGTAACTTTCGGTAGTGCTTCAGTTGTTTTCTTTGGCGGGATCGTGGCTTCAATGAAGCTGAACATGTCTTCAATAGTGTAACGGACGGAGGCAACAGCACGACCGAAGGAAATGATTTCCTTCCTAAGCTCCACGTCACTTTCAGGAATATCTTTTAAAGCGATTCTGATCGCATCTATCAGCGCCGCACAAACATCAACGTAGCTACGAAAAATCGCAAACCCTTCTTGTGTCTCTTTTTTAAGTCTATCGATTCTGATTGGTGCGCGCTTTTCTTCCCATTCAGCCCGGATATTCAAGCGATGGATATTCATTCTGTCGGCAAAATTGCGCATAAAAACTGTAGCCTGATCTATCGGCAAAAACACAACAGAATCTTTGACGCTTTGAAGTGACAAGGTTGAGGAGCTATGACTGGTGACTGACACATCGAGATTGCCAATACTGCTGGCAGGAACAGGGGCAAGTGCCACAGCCATAGCAGCTGCCATTGAAGCAATTTTACTTTTTTTACTGACCAT